TCATTTTCTGTCTCCTTCGTAAAATAGCCAACTAGCGCCTAATCCAAACATTATCTTCTGAGCAAGCGTCATCTCGTGGATAGTGTTAGGGACAAATGAATAAATTATCAGCATAAACCCAAAAGACCTTAATAATTGCTTCATTACTCCTCCACTATTTCCACTCCTGAGACAAATAGACTCTCGCAAACACAATGTTCCGAGCAGAATATGTTGTCCAAGCCATCCGGATCATCAAAATAATTAACGAGTAAGAAATTATCTCGAATCATCAGGTATTCTTCTTCAAGGATTTCGCTCTGACAATTTGCGCACATCGGACGTTCGTTATCTTCATTCACAATGTATTTCTTCATCACTCCACCTCCTCATCAAACTTTATCTCACTAAGCGCAGTATGGCCTAGCCTGCCATTAATTTTAACTACAGCAACTGGTCTTGCATATTGTCGACCGAACAAATCTGTGCCAGTATCTTGAAATATACCAAGAAATTCAGCCTGTCTCCATTCTTTGTTAATCCTTACCCTACAAGGCTCAGAATGGTAGCTCACAGAAATTTTCCCTCTCATCACTCCACCTCCTTCGGCGGTTCAGGCAACGGCATCCAGTACAACTCATCACCGTCAGTGTTTTCGAAACATACACCCTCGCCACACTCGACCCAAATATCTGTCCAAACATCCTTACCATCTGAGACCAATACCTCTTCATCGATTTCCGGGGTCATGCAATCCCACATAAAATCGTATTGGTAACCTTCTGCTATTTCTTCCTCTGTGAGAGGTCTCGTTACTAATTTAATCCATTCCATCACTCTACCTCCGCAGCCATGCTTTGCCAAAAATCAGCTTTTGCCAAACAATAACTTTTGTATCCAGCAGCAATTTCTTCCGGTAGCAAAAAATCAGTTGTAACGGCTTTGTCGCATTGTTTGCAAGAGCCATAGATATGGCTAGTTTCGACAAAATCTCTACAATAATGGCAAACATATACTTTAATCATCGCCAACCTCCTTAGCAAAACCTGCATCCCACGCCCACTCAAAATCCTGTTTGATTTCGGATTCGGTGAATTGGTTTCTTTTCTTCTGTTTCCATTTGGTGTTGTTGCTTGCATCAAGACATGTACCATTTTCATTTCTACTCAAATATCTGTAGTCGCAATAAGAATTCGGGTCAGGTATCTCGACCGTATACAACTGCTCCTGCTCGACTTCGTGGCCGAACAGCCAAGCGTGAGCTACCATATCGACCTTCTCAGAAATCAAGTCGTCGTTTTCGTCGTATGCCCAATCACCGACTTTCTCATCATCATCCAGTCTGGAAAGAACTTTTTGCAAATGCCAACCAGATTGTTTGCACCTCTCGATGTACTCCGCTACAAACTTCGGTATAACAACCTTCTGCGGTTCGTGGATTTGGGAGATGATACTCTTCACCTTCTCAAATACAACAACATATTCCGCTCTATCAAAATCTGTTGTTCTCACAACGTCCCACTCTAATTGTTCAATCGCTTCCTGCTTATTCATCTGTTTCCTTCTAAAATAATGTAATCTGTGATTTGTATTCATCAAGTCTGACCAGAGCTAATTGGTAAATTTGTCCGTCTTTCTCGCAACCGACGTATTCCAGTCCTGTCTCTTCAAAGGCGATTAAGCTACTAGCCGACCCGACATGGGTATCTAGGATTTTGTCGCCCTCTTTGGCATATTTTTGGATTAACCAACGATATAGATTAACAGGCTTCTGTGTAGGATGTATCCGTTTTTCGTTAAGTCGCTTGTTGCCTTGCTGGACATGGCCCTCTGCAATGGATTTACCCTGCATCATGCCATTCCACATATAGCGAAACAATCGCACGCTGTCATGCATACTGCAGTAAGCAATCTCACAATCCGAAAAGCTCGATTGTCCATTGACTTTATCCCAGACAATACGGCCTGGACCAAAATCATACTGGTAATAATTTACTCCCCAAATTATTTGATTTTTGGACACTCTCATCAGCTCATCAAAATAATCTTTGTCAGGTACGCTCCATTCGCTCGTCTGGCCATACAAACGTTGGACGCCAATTGGGCTAATTTTCCGCCCGTAGAACTTCCGCTTTTCGGGCCCGCTAAAATACGGTGGATCTACAATGGCAAGGTCAAAATAATTGTCAGGATACTCACGCATCACTTCCATGCAGTCTGCGTTGACAAATTTATTCATCTATTCCTCCAATCGCTTTGCTATCGCCTCAATCACATTAACCGTGACTGAGTTGCCAGCTTGCTTGTATAACTGGCTATTACTATTTACTGCTTGGGCTTTATCGAATGCCCAATCTGGGAACCCTTGTAACCTCCAACATTCACGAGGCGTCAGCTTGCGGATGCGGATGCCATCTAATATGCCGAATGTCCCTGCTTTTGTGTTTCCTTGGTGACCACTGGCTGTCAGTGTTCCAACTTCGTTTTTTATGTTTTTGTTGTAAAAATCATAAACCTTAACATAATTATTCTCCTGCCAACTGTTGCTAGTCAATGTAGGTGCTTCATTATGCTCGCCGCCCTGATTATAACCATGTCCACGTTGGACGATTTTCGGCTCAAGTCCTCCACCCTGCATTGTCCGAATGGTTGGGGCTATGCCGTTTGGGTCATAAACCCTGTTTGGCATCTCAAACTTGCTGAGTAATCGACCGCAAACAATAACTCCATGCTTGTCTTGAGCGGTTAGCGTAAACATTGGCTCACCGTCTGTTTTAAACCTACGACCATTCTGCCGTTTCTCCTCACGGTCTGGAGTGAGAACTGGGATAGCAACTTGCTTAGGCCCTTTGTAATCTGTTGCAGTCAAGCACCCCATAATACCATCCGGAGAATAGACAATTTCTCTTTGCTCAAGACTATGACTATCCTTGCTTTGAGTACTACCGACTACTTCTATTCTTGGTTCAAAATCAGATTGCGTGTTTTCTCCTCCGAAAGGAAATATCGCTCGTCCACCTGCTCCTCTAAGATGTCCGATAATAAACACCCTCTCTCTGTTTTGGGGGACTCCAAAATTCTTGCTGTTGAACACTTGCCATTCCGCATCATACCCCAATTCATCCAACGTTCCGAGGATGGTCTCGAACGTATTTCCGTTGTCGTGCGAGAGCAATCCTGTGACGTTCTCAAGGAATAGATATTTAGGTCTGAGAATAGATGCGAACCTAGCAATCTCAAAGAATAAAGTCCCTCTAGTATCTTCAAATCCTGCTCGCTTCCCAGCAATGCTGAAAGCCTGGCACGGAAATCCTCCACAGATAACGTCCACACGTCCGATTCCTCGAACAGACTCATCTGTGACTCTTGTAATGTCATGAAATTCAAACTCTCCTTCCGTATCATGTATCGCCTTGTAGCTCTTTCTGGCGAATGGGTCTATCTCACAAAAACCGACACATTCGTGACCGGCACGTTCCATGCCAAGACGGAAACCACCAATGCCAGCAAATAGGTCAAGAAATTTCATTGTTTCCGTCCTTTCAACCACTCCGGCATCTCCTGCCCGATTTCGATTTCCTCGTACTGCTCCCTGGTCACGAGGAATTTACCGTACGGCTTGACCTCGACATAGTACCGACCGTCAAGCACATCCTTATCCGTGACCTTGCCGAACATCTCCGTGCCAGCGTTGTCTACTTGGTAGATGATGATGGGTTGCTGTTCGTTTTTAGCGGTTTGATAACCCATCTGGTAAACCATGTAGACCTTTACCATTACAGCAAGAAACAAAACAATAACGCTTGCTGAGAATTTTATGGTATCTTTCATTCAACTTCCTCCATATCCTCAATCAACCAATCCAAATGCTGTCTAGCTTTCTTCAAGTCCTCAACACCGTTCTTCTGCTGGAATCGTAGCAAATACTTGATGACATTGCCCCAATAGTAAGCGCGCTCGCCTGCTAAATCCCAGATAAAATTCTTGACCACATCCAAGGCTTCCATACCATACTTACCTTGGTAGTGTTTTGGTTTAGTTATGTTATCAAATTGTTCCATTCGCTTTCTCCTCTTTTTCTGGCACTACCATCAACTACCTCCATACCTCGTCCGATGATACTCCTCGGCCATACGATCTAGCTCGGCTACAAAATCATCACCAGGCAAAGCCATCAAGCGAGCCTTTTCAGACATACGTAGCGGATAATTCGCTACTTGCCAATCCAACATCTTGTCTAGTTTCAAATAACCGTCCATTAGTCCTCCTCGATCAAATAAAAATTTCCATAATCTTTCAAAGCCCTAGAAACATGGATTGCAGCCGCACGACTAGCGAACCGCATAGCCTGTCGCTCATTGCCATAAAAAATATCGATTCCCGTACAGCTGACCCGTACCTCTCTGACAAATGGTCTATCCTGCTTTGAACCATGTTTAAGTTTCACCATTTTCCATAGCCTCCAGTTCCGCATAAATATCTGCCAACTTAGCCTGTCCCTCGACAGTTTGTTGGCTTGCTAAAACTTTTTCAGCCCAGTCTGGTACAGGTTCATCTTTTTCGTTGGCTAACATTCTAGCCTTCAAAGCCTGCATCCGTTGCATAGCTTCCTCCGAATTATCCTGCTCAATTTCTTCCAAGGCCCAGTCAGGAATGTTGGTTTTCGGAACCCTCGGCACCATGTTCAGATACTTATCAAAATTCGACTCTCTGAACAAAGTTGACGGCTGTAGATATTTCTCCCATTCTGTACCGGTCCAGTTAGCTACCATGTTGTCAATGACCTTTTTGAAATCATCCAACTTGTACCCCTCGTTCCACCTAGCCTGAATAATTTTCTTGTTGCTATTCGACTGATAACGATAAGACTTTCCAGTGGCTGAATTTAAGTATTCAATGATTTCCTTAATCGGACATATATTATATATATCTTCTTCTTTATCTATTTCTTCTTCTTTATCTAGTGCGTTACCATGCGTTACTGTAACGTTACATGTAACGTTACCATTTGCTAATGTTTTTTGTTTTTCTCTATGTTTTGCAACGCGTTTCCGAGCTTGCTCTCTAACCCTTTCCATGCTTTCCACACTCTGATGTTTCTCCCAATTCGGGATAGTTATGGCGTTATTGATAATCTCAATCATTCCAAACTGCTCAAAAGTTTGAAGAGCTGCTCTAACAGTGTTCAAAGGTCTACGAAATAGTGTAGACAACATTTCGTCTGTGTAATGTACACGATCATTCATCATGAGAACACCACCGTAGTTCTGCTTGCCGGCTAATGTCAGCAATTTGAACCAAACAACGATAATCGTGTCAGCTTCTGGCAAGGACTCAATCAGCAGAATTTTTTCATCATCAAAAATATCCGTGACAATCTTAATCCATTTAATTTCGCTCGCCATCTCTCTCCTCCCACATCTCAGCATTTACACCTTTATTAAACAAGTCCTGCTGATAAATTCTAGCCTTCTGCCAGGTATCAAATGACCGTTTTTGGTAAAATCTATAACCACGCTTGGTCTTGGTCTTCTTTGCCACAATCCAAACCATAACTAGACCTCTCTACCTGCCAACAGCTCAGCTTGGCACCTATTGACTTTTTCTAAATGTTCAATCCGTCTATTTAACTCTTGGATTAGCCTAGCTTTACCGATACATTCCTGTTCTTTCAGACTAGCCAACTTCTTAAATTCCTTAACCCTGTACCTTTCGTACGCCAATTCACGTTCCAACTCATGTTGACTTTGAGGGATGTAATCCTCCTCCTCAACACTCAAAAACTTCTTCATCATTTCCAAAAATTTCATATCATCCTCCGTAGTATGTCCGAATCTGCAAGTATCTCAAATTCCGTTCTGGTTGCTTTTCTTCAATCACAGGCTCCTTGACCTCTATTTCTATCTCAACAGGCTTCCTGATCAGCCAGATTAAAATTGGGGTCAAAATAGCAATAAATGCTAAACCTTGCTCAGTTGTCAACATCAATTCTTCTGTCATATCCTCTCCTATGCCAAAACTTGCCAATTATCCCGAAGCCAGACACGAACGGCATCCCGTGGAATGCGAATACTCCCGTTTTCGTTTCTGATTACAGGCATACCTTTTGAGATAAAATATTTCACAGTCGCATCGCCGATTTTCAACCACTTTCTAAACTCAGCTTGGGTCATGATTGGCGGATAGGTATTGTCAGGATCAAACATCTCAGACTTTTCAGCCCATGCCATAGTCATGATGTTTTCCATCTTTTCTTTAAAAAAGCTTTCAAAATCAATCATAATATGTTACACTTTCTTTGTATGTTTATATTTGAGCCTGATTGCCGTCAGGCTTTTTGTGTTTTACAGTTTTACAGTTCATAAGCATTCATCTCCAAAATCTTCATTTTGGTATTGGTGCTTGGTTCCCACGTCATCCAGTAAGACAATGCCGCTTCAGCAAATTTCTTTGGCAACATATCATAGCGATTGATATTGAAATGGTCTTTAAAATCAACCTCAGCTTGTCGAAAGACCGACTGTGCGAAGACTTTATCAGTATAGGCTGGACTGTCCATTCCACCTAGACAAGCGACAACACGGGCTTTTCTCTTCTTCAGCAAGGCTTGAGCAAAGCTAGGATGAATTGGTTGCTCATTTTTGAGGTAATCAACATCTTGAGCCAATGCCAACTGCTGCTCTTTCAGTTTTTTCTGACCAGTAAATAGAGCGATAAAAGCCTCATCAGATAAATTTTCTGGTACATAAGCTCCCTGTTGCCGAATCTGTGGCAAAACTTCACTTGTGACCCAACGTTTGAATTCTTTGGCCTGTGGCAATTTACTGGATAAAATTAGTGAATAGAGACCAGATTCATTGATGATGATCATATCTTGAATACCACCACTTGTAGGGATGCCCTGTTTTAGGGCGTCCTCTTCATCAACATGAAGTGCAATCGCATTTCGTGATTTTGAATAGCCTAAAATATCAGCCACATCTTTCCCAACAAACCATGGCTCATTGTTAATCGTTACAGTACGGACTTCCTGTCCGTGGAAAACAAAAATTTCGTTCATAAAATTCCTTTCTAATTTGGTATAATAGAGATAAATAGTATATTGAGGTAGATAATATGAATAGTGTATTGACAGATTTCCTTAAAGCTTTTAATGATATTACTGCACCAATTGGATTCATAATCACAATTTGTACTTTTTTTCTAGCCAGAGCTACAAAGGACAAACTTGACGAATCGAAAGAAATTGGATTGTTTTCGGAGGAAGCTAATCAATATCTAGGCAGATTAAATGCTATTAAGATATTACTGAATCAGATTGACGACCGTTTTGCAACCGTTCCAGAAGACATAGTCAAGAGTGTATCTGATATTGTCTCTGAGATAGAGCACAGCTATCCAACGCTTTCTAAGAAAAATAAGGTATTTTCAAAACCGATAAAACAATTTAAGAAGTTACATCGCTACCAATTTGTCAAATACATCAATTTTATTGACCCATTCAACGCACTTCATAGCATACTTTCTAACAGAAGGGACTTAAAATAATGAATCCATCAATAGACCGCCTTTGCCAATTAACCGTAGAAAAAAAACTATCTTGGAAGACAATTGATAAACTACTTGTCAATGGAATTCCGTACTCTATCCAATTTCAACACATTCTGCCAGATAAATCTTTTTTTACTGAAATTAATTCAAAAATCTTCATTGTGCTATATGGTGAAGTGAGGGATTTCCTTAGTGGCAGAATCAAGAAAGGCTACTACCTGCAAACACTGACTGATAACACCATTGAAAAGATTGATGCCCCTGAAGTTGATGTTGTAAAGTTACACACATTGATTACTATTCTTAACGATTTTTCCAATTCTTAATCTTATTTGAAAAATATCGGTATTCTCTCATTAGCTTTTTAATTGCAAAGAAATTTATAGCAATAACACCAACAATTAAAATTAACCTGAATAACTCCCAATAAAACACCATTAGTACCTCCTCCTTATCTTCCCCAGCGCCACCACAGTCTCCCACACATCTAGCCCTTCAAGGCTATCAACTATCAGTTGACTGAGCTGGTAGTTTTTCTTTTGCCAGTTGGCAATCAATTTACTTTCCATGTTCTCTCTTCCTTTCCAATCTTGTTCCCCTCCCCTATCCATGCTATAATTTAGCTATCAACACGGAAAGGAGGGAAAACTATGAGTAAAACTTTTCCAGAAATGGCTACTGAAATAACTTCCTCGCTGCATGAAGAGTTATATCAGGCCTATGTTCAAAAGAACAATTTCGACCCTAGTTTCCAAAAAGACTTTGGCGAATATGTCGGCGAACAGTTCCAACACATCCTAAAATCACTAAATGCTAAGAATTAGTGGATGTGTGACTTTAATCAACTCAGCAACTGCCGCAATAGTTGCTGGGTCTTTTTTATCTGATTCCTTAATAACATCCGCTACATATTGAGCTACTACTTCATCAAGTGTTTTGTATTCCATCCCCTTCTCCTTTCTAGTTTTGTCGGTCCTCCTATCCTGTGATATAATTGGTATATCAATACAGAGAGGAGGATAAGTGTATGAATGACTTTGAAAGTCTTAAACAAGCTAGTTACAAACTAATTGCTGAGTACATTGAGAAAAATCCAGCTGATGTTGCAACTACCGCTATTATTGATGTCATTGAAAAGTTGTTAGCTGCCAAAGATATGCAAGTTGATCGACTTGCTACCGAGAAAGCAGCAAAGACACTCAATGATATAGCTGATAAAGCCTCTGAGTAGCTTTATCTAATTCTTGTTCAGCCTTTTCTTGCCTTTTTTGACCTTTGACACGATATGCTGAATAAGCTTTTTCCCAAGCCTTGACTATATCCATAGTTGAGGCTTTTAATTTTCCGCTATACGGATACCGTTTTGGTCTCATCCCCTCACCTCCTCCTAATCTTCTTCCACCACATTCTGAACTTCCACAACCTCTACATGAGCCTGCTTGACTATCAAATCTTTAGAAGCACAGTAGCGAATCAAGATGCTCACTGCTTCCCCGATTTTCAAATCATGCTCATTAGCGAAATCTACAACATATTCATACGCGTCCGATTCGATACGGACCACTTTTTCAGCAGTTTTCATATCTATTCCTTTCTAGTCCGGCTGGTTTTATCTCGATTTGAGATATTTTATTTTAAAAAAATAATTCAGCTTCTGAAATACCAAATTTTTTTGAGATAATAGCCATCTCATAATCTTTGAATGGTTGTAATCCATCTTCTTTCTCAGAGTACCCTTTACGGTTTTTCAAACCAATCAAATCCGCCATATACATCTCTGTATATTCACGTTTCAAACGTTCTTCACGAAGCCGTTTCTTTGGCTCCAAAAATTGTTCACGTAATCTCTGTTTTTTCGTCAATATCCCTCACCCCTTTCTAAATATTGTTTTGCATCTGCAACAGCTGGTTGGGGAGTCGAACCCCAATACACCTATCCAGCTACCCTCTCTCATGCTATAATAAGATAAACCACTATCACTACAGAAAGGAGAGGAATATGGAAAAACACTTAGCTACCAAGCCATCTGGCATGAAAAACAGCAAGACCCCTAGCGGACGCCAACTACCTGAAAAGGCATACCATAAAGAGTCAGAGTCTAAAAGTAAATAAACTTTATCTGTTTTTCCAAGTTAAGATAAATCTTAGCTTGGATTTTTTCTTCGTCCAAATACTCAAGCAAACTATCTTCATTCGTGATATGATATTTCTCTGGGTCATTATCGGAAATATAAGGTGATAGGATCAGCGATAAGTCATCGTTTTCCCCATTGGTAAAAGCGATATATCCAGACGATACAACCTGCTTGTTGCCTAGTTGAAAAACAAAACAATTCTGACAAACCGTATCATTTGCGAAAATATCATACATTGTTTGAAACTCAGCTGAAGGAAGGCCATTATCTTTTCGTATCCAATTAATAAACCGATAGAACCCAATCATAAAATCAGGGAATACAATACTAGCTCCAAGTGCTGTAAGAATTGACAATGGAATGCTAAAAATCAGATTCGGGACAAAATAATCAAAAGCTAGGAATAAACAATAATCAAAAGATGACAGGAAATAGAGTAGATACTTTTTATCTTGTTCGTCACCCCAATCTATATCCCTCACCCGAACAATTATCTGGTAGTTTAAGAATCCAAACCCACCTATCGCAACAATTGACTGCAGAACTTCTTCCATAAGTTATTCCTTCCCACCTTACTTCTTCTTCCACTTCACAATCTGCCGTATCACAAACGACAGAACCAACAAACCAGCTAACCAATAGATCATTGCATTCTTTGGCAAATGGTGGTATACTTCAAATAAGAGGTTGGGGCTTTCGCCCCTTGCTCTTACTTTTTGTTTTGTAAGTTCCGCTTGTGCTCAAGCACTTGTTTGTGCCATAAGCGAGCTTCTCTTACTAAGCCTAAGACGATTAGAACTGTGCCGAGTTCTTCTGGTTTTAGGCTTTTTAGTATATCCACCATTTGCTTTTCTTCCTGTTTTGATTCGGTCATTTCCCTGACCTTGATTAAATTATATCTCATTTCGAGATATTTGTCAACAACTTTTTTATCTCTTTATGAGATTTTTTTGTTTACTTTTTTATCTCTTCGTTATATAATGAAGAAAAAGGAGGATGTTATATGAAAAATATTCTCGGTAATGCAATTAAAGATTTGCGAAAAAGCAAAAAGTTAACGCAAAAACAATTATCCGAATTAACAGGTTATAAACAGAATACAATTTCTAATCACGAAAATGGTAATAGGCAGTTAGATGAAAACGATATTCGCGTATATGCCAAAGCGTTAGATGTATCACCTCAAACATTGTTTGACAAAACAAATCCACGACCATCCACAATCCCTTCTTCCGCCCCTAAAACCGTTTCTGACGACGTTTTGAGATTGGATAGGGATTTACATTCAAACAATCACAAAAGCTGGATACGGTACGGAAATGAGCTTCTAGATAAACAAAATACAGTAACAGACAGTAAGAATACAATAAACGAACTGCAAGCCACCTACCACACCTACAACTATTACGACCAACCCGCTTCCGCTGGCACAGGTCAATATCTGAATGATGTAAAAGTCGAAACAATCGAATTACCTATTGAAGTGGACGCTGACTTCGTTGTCCCCATTTACGGTGATTCTATGGAGCCAGAATACCACTCAGGCGATTATGTATTCGTCAAACTATCTGTAGATCTATCAGACGGCGACATCGGAGTATTTGCCTACAATGGAGAAGCCTACATCAAGCAACTCCGCATCACAGACCAAGGCGCCTATCTTCATAGCCTGAACCCAGACTATGACAACATCCCCATCACAGCAGACACCGACTTCCGAACTATTGGTGAAGTGGTGGATGTTTATGTTTATAGGGGATAGGAGGAAACATGGAACAATCAAAAATTTATAGAACCAAAGAAAAATTCGATAGCATAGTCAATCAAACCGAAAATGAATTCATTGATTACTGGTACGCCCGTGACCTTATGCCCCTACTTGGTTACGAACGTTGGGAGAATTTTCATAAAGCTATCCAAAGAGCGATGAACTCCGTAGAAACCAGTGACACCAAGGTGTCAGACCATTTTCGTGAGGTCACGAAAATGGTTCCTTTCAATTACCCGTTCTTTATGGAAAAATACGACTTAAAAACCACAGTCAATGAGACTATGGTGATTGAGGAGTTTAATAACTTAGTTGGATAAAAAATAAAGATGAATAAAAATCAAATAGAAAATCTTGAAAAACTGACAACTTCAACCGATAAGATGAAACAGCTAACCAAGGAGAATCCTAATCACTTTAAGACTTCCCGGCTAGGTCAAAGCATGACAAATTACAGCAATCAGCTTGAACGTGAAATAAACGGGAAACGTCGTAGAAATAGGGTTTTCCCCTATGGAACACTTGTCTATGTTGATTTTGGTATAAACTTTGGCTCTGAATTTTCAGCACCACATTATGCGATTACACTCAGCAAAGAAGATCGCAAGAACCAGAATACTATCACTGTGATTCCTCTTACATCCAAACCAGGTTACAACAACTTACCATTAGAGTTCAATTTAGCTGAAGCCCTTGGTATGCTAACCACACAACTCATTGAGGCAGCGGAAGACAAGGTTGCAAGCGAGTTAGTATCTCATTTCGGAGAATATGATGATTTTGACGAGTTAATGCTAGAGTTGGAAAAAGAAGGCCGATTAGATGAAAAAGAACGAGCAATGAACCTTGTTCAAAAATTATCGGATGAAGTTGTTTATGCTGGCAAAAGACTTGAGAAGTATATGTCTGACTTAGAAAAAACGACCTATGCCAAACTTGATGCGATTACAACTATTGACAAAGTTAAAATATTCAAAAAAGTAAGTACATTGGATGGACTGGGTGTGGCTCAAATTTTAGAACCACAAATGAAAATTTTAAGCGATGAAATAAAATCACGCTATCTTATTTGACAATTTTATTGTATTTTGATAATATATAGTTACTAACCTAGGATTTTTCCTAGTGCAAATACTCTGGTTGGCACAAGCTGCCACGACCGAGCGGTAACTATTCATAGTTGCCGCTTTTATTTTACAAAAAACAAAAAAGCCCTACGCTCAACTTTGGACGGTCCGAGCGTAAGGCTGTGGATAGTCAGAAACCTGCTGTGTAGTAGGTCTCTTTACTATACCCATTTTATCAAAAAAGAAAGGGTAAATCAATGGTATCTTATAGAAAACGTAGTAACGGGTGGGAGTACCGGATATCATATAAAAAACCAGATGGCACCTACGGCACTCTTCCAAAGGGTGGATTTAAGACCAAAGCTGATGCTGTCATTGCTGCTTCCCAAGCTCAAATCGACTTAGAGAATAATGTTGTTGTCGATAAGAACATAACTCTCGCAGATTATTTTGATCAGTGGGCCACGGTACACAAGAAACCTCACATAGATCCAGTCACATTCGAAAAGTACGAGTTTACCCACAAAAAAATCTTAGAATACTTCCCTGATGTCAAGATGCATAAAATCACCCCTACAAGCTACCAGAATGTGCTGAACTTAATGGCTGATAGATTTGTTCACTCAACCATTAAACTCTTCAACCAGCACGTCAGAGGAGCCCTCAAAGTAGCAGTCTATGAAGGAACCTTGAAGAAGGATTTTACAACCCTGGCCAAAGTACATTCCAATGTTGATTCTAAGGACGAGGCAAACAAGTTTATTGAATTGGAAGAGTACTTGGAACTAATAGCTCACTCCAGAAAAAATATCAAGCACCAGTCCCACTTCTTCATCTACCTGGTATCCAAAACAGGACTACGACCTGCAGAGGCTCAAGGACTGACTACGGATGATATGTATGACATGCTAGAATTAGACATCAATAAGACCTACAAGATTAGCGGTAAGAATAAAGGCTGGAAAGGGACCAAGAATAAACAATCAAAACGTAGAGTCCCATTTGATAGTGATGTTTGGGAAGCCTACCAAGAATATCTCCAAACAGGCTACATAGACAACCCAGAAAAACGGCTTTTTATCAGAGCCTCTGACACAGCTATTAAAAAGGTTATCAGGAAGAGAGTCAGCAACCAGTTAGCAACACCGCACAGCCTTCGACATACCTATGTCAGCTATCTCAAACACAAAGGAATAGACATCCTAACCATCTCCAAACTGATTGGCCATAAAGATGTATTAGAAACACTCAAGACCTACACCCATCTATTCCAAGACCAGAAAGAAGATGACTTTGAGAAAATCAGACAACTATTCTAA